CTTACTTTCATCGAATCCAATTAAAGTTGTTCCTTTGAATGAAAGACTACTATGAGCATCTGGATAGTAGATACCAAGTTTACGTGTCTTAACGTTATAAGTCATAATCGCCGCTGCATCTAAACAATCTATTGGCTTGATAGACACACTTGTAGTTGCCTGATCTTGCTTTGCATATTTAACTTTAGCAACGATCTTGTCTTTACTCTGTGGTTTCTTTTTACGAGGAGTACGATTAACTTTACTCTCTAACATAATCATATCACATGCATCTAAGATACTTCTGTACAATTCATGTACAGCTTTAATCTGTGGCTTCTTTAGATGTGCATATCCTTCTTTGAGTTGTTCGTAATCATCTTTCTTAGCTTCATTCATACGCTTAGGAGGATTAAGCAATTCATCATATTCTTTGAATTCTAATTCATAAAATGATTTAATGAACTTTGCATGATTTCCTTTAGCTTCAACTTTACGTAGCATTTTAACAGCATCAAACTTTTTAAGAGTTGCAGGCTTATAATCAAAATCATCTACAAAACTATCAATTTCAGTTGCCATTTCTGCTGCTTTATCACGTAGCAATTGTTGAATACTAGGACGAGGAATATCTTTCTTCTTTTCTTCTACTCGCTTTTCATGTTTGATTGTAAGTCCACGTTCTATGATTTCTGCAATTTTATTTTTAACATACACATCAGCATCCATCATGCTATTTGACGCAACGCCCGGTAATGTCTCTAAGTATGCAGGTGTATCTTTATGATTAACAGGCATACCTTTAGCTAATGACCGACAGTATGCACTAACAATGATTGGTATCCAACTATCAGGTACTGCTTTCACTGCGGCTATTTGTTCTTTAGTATACTCATTATCTTTCATCCAAGTAATTGCCCAAGGTTTTCCATCTTTTGGAGTAAAGAAATAATTATAGTAAAATCCTGCACGACACCGTTCTCTGTAATACTCTTCGCCTGTCATGTCTTCAGCATAAGTCCAGTCTGGTTCTGGACCTGTATATTTTTCATCTACGAATTTTGGGGTACGTGGAGCTTTATTTTTCTTAACGACTTTTGCTCTACTCATTTTTCTCTTTGTTGCCACGGCTGTTAGCCCTCCTATAGAATCTTATTTACGAATCATCATACACTATCTGCAGGAAATGTCAAGTTTTATTTACTTTTTAACAAAATCTGTGTTTGTATCTAGTTCTTTAACTCTTGGTATAATGTCTGATTTTAGTGCATTTATAAGCAATGCACTGCGATATTCTGTTGATTTATTTGGCATTGTGCTATGTAATGTACGACTATCATACATCAATACATCGCCAGGATTAGCTAAAAATTGCTGTCCTTCTGATAGTAATCTCTCGTTGTAATCCTCACGATTGTCTTCTAAATCTTTATAATCGATTCGTTCTAAACTTGATCCTGGCAGATAAGCAGTGCCGCCATTTTCTAATGTGAATGTATCAAGTGGGATAATGATTTGAACTCCTAAGCATTCTTCAACATGTGCAAATTCATCAAAACGATACGGGGTATCGATATGAGCATAAACTTTATTTGATGATGGTCGAGTTGTAATGCAATCAACTACATGAATGTCCCATTTATTACCATCGAATAATCTATCTACAGTTCCTTTTAATCTCCAAACAATAGGTTCCCACATTTCTCTAGGAGGCTGAGTAGTCCACCATACATTATACTCTCGTTCGCCATCGTGTTCTCCATAATAATTGCCGTCTACTGCATTACCACGATGATATCTTTCTGGGTTAGTAGCCCACATTTTAAATTGTGCGATAGTTATTGGGTCAATAATATCACGCAATACAATTGTTCCGTCTGTTGTCATGATTCTTCTCCATACATTATCTATACTATATGATAAATACAGTATAAAGTCAAGGAAAAAAACGATGCCAAGATTAAGTTTATGGAACCCACGTAAGGGTAATGATTACAAGTTCATCGACAAGATGGTTAAAGCACATTTTGAACATGGTGGTACATCATTGCTAGTACACAAATATATCGGCTCTGTCGATGAGAACGATCCTAACTACGATCCAGCTAATCCACCAATTCAGGATTTGCTGTTTATGGAGAATCGTGATAGAAAATATGAAACAACTGTATTTGAATTAAGAGGTGCATATACTGTAAGTGATCAAGATTTTGATTTGTCACAGTTCGGTATGTTCTTAGGTTCAGACCAAAATGTATTCTCAGTACATATCAACGATATGGTAGAACGTATTGGAAGAAAACTAATGACAGGAGATGTTATAGAACTTCCTCATATGCGTGATGACTTGCTACTAGATGAAGAAGCATCCGCAGTAAATCAGTATTGGGTAGTACAAGAAGGTTCAAAAGCAAGTGAAGGTTTTGATCCAGGATGGTGGCCACACATTTGGCGTATTCGTTGTAAGCAACTACAAGACTCACAAGAGTACTCAGATATTTTTGGTACTGGTGAGGAAGCAGATGACTTGAAGAATCTACTATCGACATATAATAAAGAACTTCAAATCAATGATGCGATTGTTGATGAAGCACAAGAAAATGTACCCGGAAAGTATTATGATTATAGAAAGAATAATTTACAATATGCAGTACAAGGTGATCACCCAGACGATATAGATTATGCTACTGTAGCTAGTGGAAATACATTCCCAGAAGATCCTGACGAAAACGCATATTTCTTACGTGCTGACTATACACCAGCAAGACTATTTCAATATAGAGACAACAAGTGGTTCAAGATCGAAGACGATGACGGTGCATGGGAAGTTGGACATAAATTACATCATCAATTTATCAATAACGATGGTGTATCAATACTTGATGACGGAACAACAATTAACTCACGTGTAAATCTTTCTAAAGCAGTGAAACCTAAGGTAGATGAATAATGAGTGATACAAGACAAATGCATTTTTACGATGAGCAAATTAGAAGATATATTCTTCAGTTCATTCGTATGTTTAGTGGCTTTTCTGTAAAGACAGGAAAGAAAATGAATGACGGTGTAAGTGATTATTACATTCGAGTACCAGCAAGATACGGAGATATCTCTCGTATGGCAGCCACTGTAGTTAAAGGCAATTCTGAAAACATTGTCAACTCAACTCCATTTATTGCATGTTGGGTTCAGAGTTTTCAACCTGATAGATCAAGAGTACAAGAACCGTTCTTCTCAGATAGTGTAAGTGTAAATGAAAGACAATGGGATCCAGTTTCTGGAAAGTATACAAACGAACAAGGTAACAAATATAGTGTGGGTAGACTTATGCCAGTTCCGTATCTACTGAACATGCAAGTTGATGTTTGGACATCAAACACTGATCAGAAATTACAGTTATTAGAACAGATGTTAGTTCTATTCAATCCAGCACTTGAGATACAACAAAATGATAATCCAATCGATTGGACTACTATTACAACGGTAGAACTTACAGACATTCAATGGTCTAGTAGAGGAATACCAGCTGGCATCGAAGATCAAATTGATATTGCAAGTCTATTCTTTCAAATTCCAGTATGGATTAATCCTCCTGCTCAAGTGACTAGACAAAATGTTATTAAGAATATTATACACAATATCTATAACTATACTGACTTAGATTCATTAGATTATGACCCAGATGCATTTGAATTCTTCAGAGACTTAACACGTGAAACTAGTGTTATTGTTACTCCAGGAAATTATGCTATCAATGTGACTGAACAAGACGGTGACATATTAGCTAAAGTGTATGAGAATGGAAACTGGGATAATGATACAACATGGGATACAGTGTTAGAAAATTATGGAACATTAGATGACGGCGTTTCACGTATGCGATTGAAATATCACGGAGAAGTAGAGGACTTAAATGCTGATGTAATAGCTACTGTAACACGCACAGACGACCCTACAACGCTTCTACTGAACATAGACAACGATACACTACCAACTAACACAGTAAACAGCATAATTAAAGTAATTAATCCAGATAAATCTAAACCAGGCTTTAACGGACTAGATGTTGCTACTATAGGACAGAGATACTTATGTTTAGGAGATGCGACCAGTGAATCAGATTGGGGAATCAATATATCAGAAAACGATATCATTGAATACAATGGCTCAGAATGGGTTGTAAGTTTCGATGCAAGTGAATATGATTTAAGAGCATATGTTACAAATGCATATACACAACAACAATTTAAATTTGACAACGGTGTATGGAATGATACATATCAAGGTATATACGATTCTGGCTACTGGAGACTAGAACTAATACAAGAGGCTGATTAATGCTTAAAGCAGCAGGTGGTTGCATTGTAGCCAAAGATACTAAAAGAATTCTATTACAACAACGTTCTTCTAAAAGTTCATATCCAAGACATTGGGGATTTTGGGGAGGTAAAGTTGAGGAAGATGAAAATGTTTCACAAGCATTACTACGTGAACTACGTGAAGAAATAGGATTGAGTATAGAAGAACAAATAGTAAAAATATATCCATTAGATCAATACCACTCCAGAGACAAGAAGTTTAGCTATTACACATTTGTTATAGTAATAGATAAAGAGTTTCTTCCTAAATTAAATATTGAAAGTGGGGGATATGCTTGGTTAGATAGTGAACACTTTCCTAAGCCAATGCATCCCGGTACCCGAGATACGTTATTCAAAAAGAAGAAATTAAAGCAGATTAAAAACATTATCCTATCATTATAAATACGGTAGAGAGATTTTAGGAGGCGAAATGTGTCTGACGGTATCATTGACTTTAAAAAGCAAAAGTTCATTCGGGACTGCAAAGAGTACCTGAAAACAGGTATAATTGCAGATAGCCTACGTATAGGTATCAATAACACTACTCCAGGACACTTAGAATATCTTAAGGCAGGATTAACATTAGACGAAAGAAAAGTAATTGATACTGCAATAGATAGAATTAAAAAGAAGTACACCCGTGACATAACAAATCATCGTCAAAAAATGAACATGGTTGCTATGGCGGCGTTAGAAAATCTAAACACAATAGACAAACGTTTTGAGATCAAAGAAGTGATGGAAAGATACAGAGAAAGTATCAATCCAGTCAAAGCATTGTATTATGATTTACAAGAGATCATGTTTTTATACGATGGCAAAACTAGAAAAGAACATCATAAATTCCTAGTAAAAAAGTTTAATACACATGCAAGTTTTGAAGAAATACTCCTAGCAGTAGACAGAGACATAGAAGACTTACGGTTATGTAAAGAACAATTGAGAAATGTTAGAGAAGAATATAGCTTACCAGGTTCAAGTGAATACAGTAGACGTGTTATAGATTTACATAACGAAATGGAGCAATGGAAGAAATTGTTTTCAAAGTTTCCAGATTGGATATCTGAAAACAGAACGGATGATACAAAGTCTTGGTTATCTAATACATTAAATAACTTTTTTAATAAAGATGAATAAAAAAAGGGAGCAATTAATGCTCCCTTTTCGTTAGTATGTAATAAGAATTACTTACCTACTTTTACTTCTACCATGCCATCTGCTGAATCTGAGATTGCGATACCAACGTATGCTGTCATACGTGGGTCTGCATCTTCGTTCATCCATACAGCCGCTAGACCTGCAATGTCTGAAGCAACAAGAATGTCGCCTTTTTTCACATCACCTTCAACACGTACTGGTACACGACCTTGTAGTGCGATGAATGGGTGAGTTGCGTCATCACCTGCTTCTGCGTTCATAGCTACAGCTGGCTTGTGTGAAACAACGCCTGCTAATTTGCCTGAAGCATAACCTGCCGCTGCTGTAACTTCTGCGTCACCGCCGAAAGCCATTACTGTACCTTCTGCATATTCTGCGTCTGCTGCATAACGTTCTGCAAGGTCAGCATACTTAGCGTATGTTGCTGTACCGTTAAACGCTGTTGCTGTTACGTTTGCGAATGTTGGTGAATCAGTTGTGCGAACATGCTGATTCATTGTATCTGCATAACCGTTGTCTGTGAAACGTCCATCTAAGTCAACTGTCACTGAACCTGAGTTTTTAGTTAGTGTTAGAACACCATTTGAAGTGCTGAATGAAGCACCAGTTAGATACGTATTTGAGTTTGCATCTGATGTTGTAACTGCTGTTGTTGTGCCGTCACCTTTTGTAAAAGTGATTGTATCATTTGATACTGATGCGCCAACGAATGCGTCCATTGCCCACTTACGTGAGATTGAAACTGTTGAATCGTCACCTGGTGTATCTGAGATACCGCGCCATGTGTTAGCATCTGAAATTGATACTGATTCTGATGTACCGTCACCTTTATGGATTGTGATCGTATCGTTTGATACTGTTAGTGCATCTGTTGCTCTCATTGCTTGTGCTGATGTTTTATCAACTTTTGCAGCAATGTTAGCAGTTGTTGTAGATGCAAAGTTTGCATCGTCGCCCAGAGCCGCAGCTAGTTCGTTAAGTGTGTTTAACGTACCTGGAGCAGCATCTACTACTGCATTGATATGATTATCAATTTCTGTATCCACTTGAGTTTTTGTATAATAACGAGTATCGTGTGTGTGAGAATCGTTACCAATTGCAACTGATAGTGAAACATTTGCTGTACCGTCAATTGATACTGAACCTGATGCATCGCCACCAAGTGTAATAGTACGTGCTGTTTCCCATTTTGGTGCTGATGTGATATCAAAATCAAATTCATTTGACGAATCATCATATGTTACTGTGATACCTGATTCAGTGTTACCTGTAACCATTCCACCGATTAAGTCTTGTAACGTTTCTTTTGCTGATGTGCCAAGAGTTAGAGTAGAGTCAATTGATAGAGCACCACCAACAGTAATATCATCACTTGAACTGTTACCTAGTTGAACATCTTTTTTGAACTTAGTGTCTTTGTTAACAACTGTATCAAAGTCATCATCATTCGTGTCTGTTGCTTCACCGTCTGTTGTTGTAAGTTTTGCTGCTAGAATTGAAACGTTACGTTCAATATCAGCAATACGACGAAGGTTTGATTTTGAACCAGAGAATACGATATCGTCTGCGCCCGGCTCACCTGTGATTGGTTCCATTGAACCATCTTTACCAACTTTTAGTACAACGTCACGTTCATCTGTGATGCTTGTGAAATCGCTGTGATTGTTGTCTTTTTGTGATTGGATGTATTGACCCCATGATTGGATAACACCGCCAATTCTAAATTTTCTTGATGCCATTTTTCTCTCCTTAAATTGTGAGTTACTTAGTACGAGCTATACTCTATCTGAATGATATGTATGCAATAGTCGGGGGAATGGCTTCCCCCGACCTTGACTAAGTTAAGTTATTAACTGTAGATTACTGCTTCGATTTCATCGTTCTCCGCTAGAAGATCCGCATCGAAAGTAAGCGTACCGTTAGATGTATTAACAGTATATTCTGTTGGACGTAGTAGTTGTCTGTTTAGATATACTTGATAAATTTCTGTGCCTGCAACATTGAAACCTAGATCCGATGCTGAAATCGCACGTGATGAACCAGTGTTATTTGTTTCATCTGCTGCTGTTACAACATATACACCTGAATGCGTCATTGATAGTGCTGATTTAACTGCCGCTACCGCTCTTGCATCTGTAAAGTAAAGATTTGATGTACCTTCTGAAAGATCATCTGTATCTCTTGAAGCGATACTTAGATTTACACCAGTTGCATTAGCTACACGTGCATCTGCTCTTGCATCTGTAAAGTACAGATTTGTTGAGCCTTCAGTAATTTCATCAGTGTTATCTTTTCCAGCTACCGCTGTTGAGATTGCTGATGTGTATGCTGAAGTGATTGCAGTTTCACGTGTATCCGTATACGCTTTAGCGTCTACTTCTGCTTGGTCTGCGTATGCTTCATAAGCAGTTTCGATAGCTGCCTCACGTGTGTCTGTATACGCTTTAGCGTCTACTTCTGCTGTATCTGCGTATGCTTCGTATGCTGAAGTGATTGCAGTTTCACGTGTATCCGTATACGCTTTAGCGTCTACTTCTACTGTATCTGCATATGCTTCGTATGCAGTTGTGATAGCTGTTTCACGTGTGTCTGTATACGCTTTAGCGTCTACTTCTGCGGTATCTGCATATGATTGATATGCAGTTGTAATTGCAGTTTCACGTGTGTCTGTATATGCTTTCGCATCTACTTCTGCTTGGTCTGCGTATGCTTCGTATGCAGTTGTGATAGCTGTTGCACGTGCTGCATCTTTTGCTTCTGCTGTTGCTTCTGCATCTGACTGTGCTGTATCTGCATATGTTTGGTATGCAGTTGTGATAGCTGTTTCACGTGTGTCTGTATACGCTTTAGCGTCTACTTCTGCTTGATCTGCATATGCGTTTGCCGCTGTTGCACGTGCTGCATCTTTTGCTTCTGCTGTTGCTTCTGCATCTGATTCTGCTTGGTCTGCATATGATTGATATGCAGTTGTAATTGCAGTTTCACGTGTATCAGTATATGCTCTCGCATCTGTTTCTGCTTGGTCTGCATATGATTGGTATGCTGAAGTGATTGCAGTTTCACGGTTATCTGTGTAGATTTTTGCATCTGCTTCTGCTGAATCTGCATATGCTTCTATAGCTGTTTGGCGTGCTGCCGTATAGAAACGATTCGCTGTGCCTTCTGATAGATCATCAGTATCATGGTTTGCGATTGATGAAACTGTACCAGTTACGTCACCTGTTAGATCACCGATGAATGTAGCCGCTTTAAAATCTTCTGCGCCTACTGACCAACGATTGTTTGTTTCGTCCCATAGTAACTGAACATTTAAGTCGTCACCACGTTCAACTTCAAGACCAGCATTTTGTGATGCGTTACCTAGAGCATTTGAATTTAGTAGAAGAATGTTATCTGCTAGTTCAATTGTTTCTGAGTTAACTGTTGTCACTGTGCCTGTTACTGTTAGTGAACCACCAACTGCAACATCGCCCGAGAAGTCACCTGTTGTTGCATCAACTGCTAGTGAACCACCTGAAAGTTGTGATGAAATTGTTGAGTCAACATATGTTTTGTTTGCAGCATCCGCACCGTCTACTGGAGCAGAAACTTCTTTGATACGATTTGAATTCATATCTAGGTGATCGCCAAACTGTAGATCGCCTGTTAGTGCATTCACTTCACCATTTACAGAAATACCTGCTGCTGATGAAAGTTGTAGAGAACCTGTACCGGTTGTTTCTACTTTTAGATTTTGGTTTGCATCAGTTGTAATGTTGATCGTACCCGCATTGTCTTCGATAACTTTCTTACCGTTAACATAAAGTGAGCCAGGACCAACGTATACGTCACGCCACATGTGAGTTAATGAACCTAAGTCATATGTGATGTTAGCTGATGGAATGATGTGACCTGTCATACCTAGGTCACCTGCGATTGTTACGTCATCTGAAAAAGATGCCGTTGATGTTACATCAAGTGTACCACCGATAGTCACGTTTGAAGTAAAGGAACCGGACGAAGCGTTCGATGCCGCACCTTCACGTGCTAGTGGAAAACCACCTGTTGTTGTACCGTCGTGTACGACAAGAGTTTTCTTGTCTGTATCAACTGTAACCTCACCCAGAAGACCTGTGAAAGAGTTATGTTGAGTAGTATTACCACGTCGGAATTGGATTGCATATGCAGCCATATTATATTCTCCCGTCTATAAAAATCGATTTGTTATAAACAATACTGGAATAGGGGATCAGCATCGTCTAACAGTATTTATCGCAAACACTGAAACAATTTAATTTATAGTTAATTAATGAAAGTTTATTATAGCATTAAATGACTACAACTTCAACTAGTTTTCTGCCGTTTTCTAAATTAGTTTCAATTGCTTTTGCAAATACTGCACAGCCCATATCACGCTTACCAACTGATTTAGCAAAGCCCGGAGTTGATGAAGTTACAAGTAAATCGCCTTTAGATACTGGACCAATAACTTGACATGGCACACGTCCTTTAAGAGCGATGTATGGATGTGTATCATCTGATCCTGCATCTGAATTCATTTTAAGAGCAGGCTTTCCAGATATAATACCAGCAACAGATACGTCTATTTCTTCTAAACATTCTGTTACTTCTTTATCTCCGCCAAACACTACTACTGTACCTACTGATAGTTTTTTATCAGCTTCGTATCTTTCTGCAAGGTCAGCATATGTAGATTCAACTTCATGACCATAAATAGTACGCCACTGTTTTGTTGAACTACCAAGATCGTATGCATCATCAGTACCTACTAGAATTGATCCAGTCATTGTTCCGCCTGTTATTGATAAGTCATTATCTGCTACAGATCCTACAATCTGATAACCAACATGACGAACAAGAATAACTTGTCCTGATGGTGGAGTAGTTGTGAATGTAATTGTTGTACCACTTACTGTATAGTCAGATCCTGGCATTTGAGTAACACCGTTCATTGTTACGATCACTGCATCTGCATTACCTGGTGTTACACTCATAGTAAAAGCAGAATTCGTACCATCACCTGTTAATACATCTTTAGTAACTGCTGGAATATTTGAAATATTATCAAAATGCACATTTGCATCACCTGATACACCAAGGTCTGTTCTTAAAATATTAACACGTGTATCAGTTCTTGATTCTGTATAATAAAGATTTGTAGTACCTTCTGCTAAATCATCAGTAGTTGATGAAGCTAAACCTTGTGTTGATATAACACCAGTAGATGAATTATATGTTAAGTCACCTGATACTGAGATTGCTGATCTTGCTCTTGCATCTGTATAATATAAATTTGCACCTTCACTTAAATCTGTTGTTGATCTAATAGCAAAACCTGCTGCAACTCTTGCATCGACTCTAGATTGTGTATAATATAAGTTTGTACCTTCTGCTAAATCGTCTGTGTCATGATTTGCAATCGATGAAACAGTACCAGTTACATCACCAGTCACATCGCCCAAGAACGTGCCACTTGTGTATAAATCTTCAGCGCCTAACGACCAACGATCTAAATTTTCATCCCATACGAATTGTACATTTAATGCTGTACCACGTTCAATTTCTAAACCACCAGATTGTGTTGGGGATCCAGTTTCATTTGAATTTAATAGAAGAATATTATCAGCAAGATTTATTGTTTCAGTGTTGATTGTAGTTGTAGTACCTTGTACTGTTAGATCACCAGTTAGAACTAAGTCTGCAAATTCTACATCATCTGTTGTAGCTACAGATTGTCCTATAGCAATTTCACCATTAGTTACAGTTACACCAGTTCCACCAGAGATATGTGTTCTAACTTCAGCAGCACTTGGACCAGTATAAGAAATAACACCAGTTGATGAATCATATGATACAGAACCATCGCCGCCATTATCTGTTACTGATATTGATGCTCTTGCTCTTGTATCTGTATAATATAAATTTGTCGTGCCTTCTGCTAAATCATCTGTATCATTTGATGATAAGTCAAAGCCGCCAGTTGAGGTAGCGGAGATAGTAAGAGTATTTGCGTTATCATCATATGTTATGT